CATGTTCTAATGTTGCACCGACTCCTGATGTCTCATCCTGCCATACTGAACATGCTCCCCACGTTTGTACCCATCCATAATACAGTGTCGTCAATGCTACTGTTGGCACTCCCGTTGCAACATCAAGGTTGTCTGATCCTGGTCCGATAACAATGTCATCATATCTATTCTTAACAAGATCAACATTCACTTCTGCCGTTGCACCTGCCGTATCAATGGCTTCTTTTAGTACGAATGTTCCTGCTGTTGAAGCGGTGATTGCATCATGTCCTTCAATTGGGTAGGCTCGGCCTTCACCGGTTCCATCTTGAACGACTAACCAACCATCCTGATAATCATCTGCGGATGCTGCCCCTGTTCCGATAGTCACACTTGCCTTTTTATCCCCTACCGCCGGAGCAGTTGCAAAGGAAAGATTAACCCGTTGTGCGTCCTGATCTGCACTTACTGTCATTACTCCTCGTGCGATATTCGATCCACCTGCCCGTGCATATTTCCATACACGGCCCGTTGAGTCCTCAGTCAAGCTATGACCTAATTCTATAAGTCGTACTGTTCCTGTTTCTGTAATAACTGATGGTGATAATGTGTTCATATAATTTTATTCAATTACTCAATTCCGTCTATATTATATAGTTGTCCATTTCTACGTGGCTCCCATGCACCGACATTTCCAACTATTGCAAAGTATGCGACGGTTCCAAGCTGAGTGACTAAACTTTCATCTTTTCGATAGAACCATCCAACTGGTGAAGGAGGCATATCAACCATCGCTGCGGATGACTCATATCCTGCACCTTCTGAAAGACTTACTTTCTCATACCGATCCTTCAAGCGGGAAGGAACTCTGTCGTTTCCAAACCATCCATATGTTCTTTCATTCAAATCATACATTGCCTCTGCTTTTGCACTATCATCTTTAATGATAGCTACGTTGCGATAGAACATTGTGGTAAATCCTGCCCGTCCACCAAACTCCCCAGGAGCCATAACCTCAAGACCCCGAAGCGGAAGTTTCGGCATCTGATTAGCGTTAAATTGATTCTGCAGGAACGGAGTCAAAAGCTCTTCAATAAAGCTCCAGACTGTTTTTGTCGTTACCCGAATCGTCGGTGATCCTTCAAGTGATCCCGATGCGCTTACCGCATCATCAAGAGTAGAAATTTTTGCAGCAGTAATAACGGTACTTGCGTCCGTATATGTCCCTTTAAGAACCGTATAAGTCGTCTTGGACTGTCCACCAATCGTTGTTTTTAGCGTTCCGTTGTCTGCGAATGAATCAAGACCTTCCGGCTGATCTCCTGTACCTGCTCCAAACACCGCTGATCCTATCTCCTGAGTCACAACTGCCGCCGCTTCTTTATATTTGAAAGATTCAAGATCAATAACTGAATTATCCCCGTCATTGGCAAAATCTTCAAAATCAATCATCGCTTTCGGCTGTACTCCCATTGTTCTACCATAGGAAAGAACGATAGTGTTATTTGTTGCAGACGCAGAAAGCTCTTCCCCACCGCCACCTAACCAACGAAACTGATTATCACGGGCATGAGTCACGGTAAAATCTTTTGTCTTACCGGAAAAACTTTTACCCATACCTAAAAGGCGGGATGCGTAAGTTGTGGAAACTAATACGTTATCAACTACTTTTCTGTAAAGATCACGATCTGAGAAGTTATCAACACGGTTAGAAAATTGGATTCCGTCGTATGCCATATATTTTTATATAAAAAAACCTCGCTGTTTGCGAGGTAAATTCCTTACTTACTCAATACTACACCTAAAAATAATCCTTTGTCAATAGATGTATTTAAGGCTAATTATACTTACTCTTCACTAAATCCTCAATATTTGCTTTGTGTAATTCTTCATATTTTAATGCCCCTGTTTGAGCAATTGTTCTTCCCCCACCAGATATAGGAGTAGTTGCACCAGCTACCGTATCGGTCCGTAGTATGTTTGGATTTTCGTAAAATACTTCTTTTAATGTAGGAACATAGTCAATTCCTTTTTCCTCATTCTCTTTAATAATCTGTGACAATTTCGTAAGAATACGAACTTTTGCTAAATTACCAGGATCATTCTTATCATCAGGATTGACTATTTTAGGCACTCTCCCTGACTCTGCCAATTCAGTATATTGATTTTTCCACAATGTCTGAAACCGCTGCGCCCCTTCACTCACTTGTTTTTCTCGTTCCTCAGTAGCAGTTTGTTCTTCTTTTTCCCGCTCGGTTAATACCTCTTGTGTTCCTTTTCGTGCATTGTCCTGAATAAACTTTGCCAACTCATCAGGATCGGTAGGAAGTTGTTTCTTCTCTGCTTTTGTAAGACCTAATGCTTCTCCAATTTTCTCAAGCACAGACTTTTGTACCTTTTCAGCTACCGACGTTTCAATCTCGGTTTTGATACCACTAAAATCGGGCGCAACCGGTTCAACAGGAGCAATAGGTTTCTCTGGGGTAACAGGTGTTACTGGTTCCGTTGGTTTCTCTGGAGTAACAACTGCATCTTTCGATAAATTCCCTATATCGTCTGTCATAAGCGTATTATATCACATCTATAAAATTATGTGTGCATCTCTTTGTGCATTGCCTCTTTTGCCTTCTCTACGCTAGTTATTGTTCCTTTATTTTTTGACGCATAGAAAATTTTCTTACCTTTTTTCATTCCATATTCTTTCATCATAGAACTCATAATTTTAGAACCCTTTTTTGTAAGTGGCATACTACCTCCCAAATAATTTCTTAATTCCTCCCATAGCCTTTTGAATCATATTCTGCCCTCCGCTGGGTTGAGTAGCTATATTTGTAGTATCTACAGGACTAGGTATCATTGCGGGAGTTTCAGGAGCCACAGGAGAAACCGGCGGGATAACACCAGTTGATCGTGTTACCTGTTGAGCCAAAGCGGTTATATCTTTCCCTAATACAACCTTCTCATACCAAAGAGCTGGGTTTGAGCTATATAAATACAAAGCCTCTGCTCTCCCTTGCGGATCAGGAATGTTAAGGTCTTTGTAGTAGTAATAAGGATCAATCATTTGTAATGATGCCATGCCCTGTGCATTTCTCTCAGCTCGCAACTTATCAGTCGTTGAAGCCTTAACAACAACCTCCATTCCATCGTCTATAGAATCATTCGTAAGCCTTAGATGAAGATATTTACCCTCCTCAGTCCCCGCTATACGCTTAAAATGCTCCTCTGTATAACGAAGTTTCATCATGTGTAAACGTGCTTTTATCGACTCTGTAGATACAAAAAGTATAGTATCGTTTACTAAATCATCATTCTTCGTAAAATCTGCCTCCCGTGATATTTGATTGGTGGTTGCCACATCTGTCGTTATCTCACCCCTTGTAGCCCCATGTGCGCCTACTTTGGCAAACACACGATCCCTTCTATCACGAATATGGACAAACATTTCGCCAGGAGGCATGACAGGCTGGATAAAATCATGCACAAGTCGTGGATTTCCTTTTACCACCACGTCAACATTAGGATTATTCATGTCCATTTTCTTTATATTCTTTTTATCAACGCCTGAATCTGATCCCCATATATGTTTTCCTTTATGGTGTTTCACCATAAAATCAGTCTGGCGCTCTACATCATCTATAGACTTTTGAAGTGGTATAACCTGTTCAATACGGGACGTTTCATCTATCGCACTCCGAAGAAATTGATCGAACGTCATAAAAATAAAAGGCTTTTTAGGATACTTGAAGTAGTTATTAAACACTTTCTTAATCTCAAATCCTTGGGGTTGTTGACCTGTAAGTGCTATCTGTTCCATCATATCTGCTGAAACAGGCTGACCGTTCAACGTAGTTACATTGTGACCTTCGTAATCCCAATTTGGATTTTTACTCTTGCCAAGCAATACTTCTTTAGAAAGTTTCCACGTTACACCGGACGTAAAAGTAAATTTAGGATTCTTCGGATCAAAGTCTTCATCTTTATCAAACCAATCATACCAACACTCGGCAACTTTAACCTTTTGAGCCATCAGTACATCTTCATTTGAATTTCCCGATAAAATAGGATTGTGCTTTGCCACCTCTTTCTTAATTTCTTCCTCTTTATCTGGAAATAACATGGACCACTCTTTCGCAGTCTTTTCTACATAATGAATGATAAATAACATTTCGTCAGGATTTGATGTTATAGCAGTATGATCTAAAAGAATATTATCAGGGTTTATTACTTCCTCAACGATATCGCCCATATCTTTTGTAGCATCCCACCGATACTTTTTGGCTGCGATAAGGTAAATAGGCATGTGCTTAAACATCATACCCAAGTCTTTTTTGTTTTGATCGCTATCTATATATTTATCAAAAAACTTCGTAAGGAGTTCTGCGGTCATTTCTCGTTCCTCACTCTTTCCAATTCCCCCAGCCTTAACAGTAATATCAGGCATCTTTGATACTGCGAGAGATTTTAAGATACCCTCAAATTCATAAATTACGTTATCCAAAAACTCTGAATCGTATTCTTTCAATTCTTTCCCTATGAGTTGTCTGCCAAAAAGATACTTAATCAATTGTGCTCTTCGATTCTTCAAATTTATTTCAGGAGAGTTCCAGTGTGTTGTGGCTTGTTTCTCTAATTCACAAATATAGGTCAACAATTTTTTATCATCTATCTCTATGTTGAGAGGAGAAAGTGTCGCTAATACACCTGTTTCTGCACTAAAACGGTTGGTACTATTTACTTCCATATTCGTATTATACATCATGAATGCTTTGAATTTTAACAATTCCTAAAAACATAAAATGCGTTCTACATAAAGGATTGATACACAAATATGATGATCCTGATAGTATTTCCGACTTATTTTGATATCCTACCACCTTATCATCACTAAAATAAAGCTGAGGAGCCTGACAATTGAAACAATAATATGTCTTAACTGGAATATTTTGGAAATACTGATCCTGTATCCAAAATTGGACCTCATCCCCATGTTTTTCTACTTCCCGAAACGAATATTGAATATTATATCCATAATCCATGCGTTGAGGACGAATCATTACTTGTGGCGTTTCTGTTGAGTCAAACCCAGGATAAATTGCTGAAATATCTCCCTGATATTGCGTTGTAATATTTTTCGTGTAAGGACAAAAAAACATTTTTAACTGTTTTTCATCCTGCGCCTTCGTATACAACACCGTCAATACATTCTGTCCCCTTATGGTACGATAAGTCATATAATTTTCTTTAATAAATCAGGCTCATCAGCTCCGAATAAGTCTTTTTCCTCATCGATATTTGTTCTCTCTTTTTCTATTTTACCACTTTCTACCGTGCCCACCTTTGCATCTACCCAGGGAATAAAAGGAAGCCCAAAGCTAGCGCTATCAATTGCATGGTCATCAAGTTTTGTATTTATATCTTCAATATCCAATTCATCCGGCTCCATTTGAGGGATTGTTCGTATAAGATTCGGACAATCCTTAGTTACTATCCAATAAGGCTTTCCATCGGGAGCCATGCGCATCCAGTCCATCATAGCCGACCAACGGCCCTTTCTATTTTTACTTCCCTTCTCAAACGAATATACTTTCCCCTCTAATTGAGTGAAGGCCTGATTAAACTGCTTTACGATAGATGCTGAACCGTCATTTGTTATATTAAACATCGTATTATCAACATAGATATGGTCAACGGAATCTGAAAATATATCAAACTGCTCTCTTTTTCTCATAATAGTTTTCGCCCATTCCGAAGGTGTTTTCCCTGGTCCATATAATTCCGCTATTGTATACACACGATTAAAATTCAATCCGTTATATTTTTCTTTCACTACTAAATGTGCTAACCAGCAAAATGGAGCTGATATACCCCAGTCCATTGTTTCCACGATAAACGCTCCTTCAAACCCCTTGAAGCTGTCCTGCGATACATGCGTTCCATAACTCCATGTAGGAAAGAACCTTCCGGCACTTTGTTCAAAACTTGCCATGTACTCCTGGTTAAACCATGCTATCCTTCCTTTCTCAACGGCCTCTGCTCTCTTTTTATCTATAAACTTTACAAACGATTCTCTCTCATAACTTCCTTCCGACCATGAAGCATTATCATAGCTGGTAAAATGCCATGTTTCCCATTCGTCATCTTTTTTTATATTCTTTCCAAAATCAGGAATTACTCCTTTATGATCTCCCTTGAGGGCAAAATCGTGAAACCAATTAAGTCCTTTGGGTGTTCCTATATACATCATCCGGTGATTCGGAGAATCTGCAAGGGCAGGTTCAATAGTGTCAAACGCTTCTTTTTTTACGTCGGCTACCTCATCCCATCCGATGAAGTCTAATCCTGATCCCCGCAAAGAATTAAAATTATCTGACCCCTTTAGTCTCACCCATGATTCCGTATTCTTGAAATAAAGAGACAGCTCTGACTTATCTGCTTTACAAACTCCGGCGTTAATATATGGTATAAAATACTTGGTGATATCAGGATCAATCCAGTACACTTCCTTGGCCTGACGATATAAAGGGAGAATGATCCACGCTACTTGTCTTGGCACCTGAAGAGCTAACGCTATGGCTTCGTTAAAAAGAAGGGCTGACTTACCGAATCTTCTCCCACCCACTATCGTTCTATAGCGAGCTTTTGACTCATGGATAAGTCGTTGATTTGTGTGGGGAGTATAGAGTTTTATTGATTCCATTCATTTTTCAAGTGATTTATCTATAAGTATTGTTAAATTACCGTTTATCTCAGTGTCGCTTTTATCTCTCCAACCCATAACATTTTTAGCTGTAAATACGGCAAATGGTTGAGCATATAATCCTTGTAGTCCATTCGTTACTAAAAGATTCTCCTGACATTCCTTTGATCTCTTTATAGCGGCGGAAAATTCTTTGTGATCCTTAGCCCATTGATTCAATGTATCTCTATGAACACCTATCTTAACGGCAAACCCTGCCAATGTAGGAAGATCAGAAGGAATAAGCTTAATTTCTTCTTTCGTTGTCCCGTCTTTATATGTTGTCACAACTGGTGTTTCAAAATGAGGCTC